TCGCAGTACGTCGAAAAGGCAACGGTTAAGAAACCGATGCCCTCGTGTTTGACGCGAGCTTCGACCGTTTTGAGATCACGGTCTAAGTTCCTCACATCAGGCTCTAGCCTTCTGACGTCAGTCAGTAAGGCGGAGAGGAGAACTATTGGACTTTTCATGACCACTCCTTGAGTTAAGTCATTCCAAGTCACACTAGTCCAAACCCTGGATGCTTATCGCTTAATCCCTGTTACGGGAGATCCACCTTGTTAAAAGGTAGATCAGGCTGGTGACCACCATGTTCATGGTGATCCCCATCCTCGAAAGCGTCGCCCAAGTTACGTGCGTTCTTATCTGCTTCCAAAACTGCAAGCAGGTTCGATCGCATTTGCTTGACGCGTCTAGATACCTTACGCTCATTTTTAAGTGAGTTTCTGATATCCATACAAGCATCTTTAAGCGCCAGAACGAGATTGAGAATGTCGAGAATATTTTTGACAGTCTCTTGGTTCTTTCCGTTGGCGGCATTTGGCATGTTACCTCCGTTTTGGAGATAGCAGCCATTTGCTACCCCCGGTTAGCACCATGTGTTGGCCAGCCGTAGTTTCCTACGACTGGAATGACACAAGGCTCGTTGGCGTGAACTCAGCGTCGTTGACGGTATCAAACAGCGCTTCGATAAGGTCCACTATATTTGCAGTGGTCCATCCGAAGGCTGGCCGACTGACCGAAAGTGACACCGTAGCAGTTTGCTTCGATGTACCACCCGTGTAGGGATTGACAGCGTCCTTCGTTTCACTAATTTTTACATAGTGGCGATTGGCCGTTTTGCCTTTTCCATCTTCATGGGTAATGATGAGGGAGTAAATACCCCCCGCATCACGTCGTTCAGAACCATAACCATCGCTCTTAACCACCTTGAAAACCAAGGCAGGTGTCGGGGCGTTGGCAGCAACGCTGATTGGGTCGGCTAGCATGACGTCTCCTAAGTATGGGTTGACCCGCTGGGCGAATTACCGCTTCACGGGGATCTAGTAGCGACTCGTAAGAATCGCTCCTAGTATTGTCAATTGAGCCCCAGAAAACAACTGGAGCTCATTCGATGGTCTCATACCATATGCGCTTCCGAAGGTTTTGCGAATTTGCAACTTCGTCTCGAGCCTGCCTGTCCTTACACAGTTTTCAACGATATTCTCGGTGATTACTGTCGCCGGCACAGGTGGCGTGAGAGAAACCTTCTGGACACGTGTAGCTTTACTAGTATGTACGGTGTCAATATAACCTGAAGAGATTCCGGTTATAAAGCCCCAATTGATGATTGAAGGGTCTCGGTTGACTAAGTCGAAAGCTTCGACGTAATCACCTAAGCCTGAAAACCAATCAATCAGCCAAGTCCATGGGACGAGATTATAAACGTCTTCTGGATCTGGGTACAAACCCCAAGAGCGGCGCATTAGCTCGCGCTGTAACTCGGGAACCGCCAAAGCGGGGAAACGTAAACCAGCATTAACTACAGCACGGAGCTCGATTTCTCGAAAACCGTGAGTAGCAACGCTGACGAGCGTCTCTCCACTAAGGAGATCAAAAGTAAAGCTAGGAGGGCTGCTAATAGAACTTGGCCCAAGCATGAACCTAGTCCTAAAAGTATTGTCCGTGCCATTGCGAAACATTAGGCGGTTAACCCGCTTCGCAATTCTCTCTGGCATAGACAACATACGCATAATGTCACGATAAATTGGCAACCACCCGAATGAGATATTTACATACTCACCGGGGGCAGAAGTACCCTTACGGGTAGCTAACTTCTGTTTACGAGAAAGAGTTTCTCGTGCCAACAAGAACGACTCAGCAGTTCCCCTTAAGCTTTTAGGGAGCTCTCTGAGCTCGGCCACCGCACGTGCTAACCCGAACTCCTTCCTGACCGGAGATACCTGAGACGCGAGATTAAGCGCGTTTTCAGCCATCTTTTGTTCTAAGAAGGTCTTTTCGGACGCATATAAGGTGTCGACGACACTAGGCGTAATACGAGCTGCAGGTCCGACTGTAAAGTCGCTCATGAACTCAGCGTCTCTACTGCGGTAGGTGTAACCACCCGCTGTAGTGTAGACGTTGGATTCCAAGGATATTCTTTTCCGTACGGCTAGTCGGCAACGAACTCGGGGTTTCCAAAGTTCGAATTCCCCTTGATCGCTACCGATATCACGCGTACGATAAGTAGTATCCTTTATTGTCCCTTTAACCTGACCTTGAGCCGTTAAGCTCACTGTCGTGTTCGAGGGCACTGTCACGGATTCCGAGTATGCCTCCCGATCGAAAGGATCGGGCGTTAATACGTTCGGAGGACTCCTTCCAATGATCTGGGTCTCTATGTGGCGTATTTTACGCGCCCATGGAGTTCCAGCCGCTGTGAAAGTCCTTGTCCGGTTGACAGGAGTAACTCGCATATCAGGCACCAGGAACTGCCTCAAAGGATTGATGGCGAGAGCCACCGACCCAATGAGATCAGAACCAAATATCTTGTACGCGAGATGCTCTAGACCTGTAGACTCATCAGCAAGTACTCCGACCTTTAGGCGATAGAAACCTAAAGGGTCAAGTGGCCCTACCGAACTAAGGTATGACCCGGCGTTGAGTAAACCGCGCCGTAGGACGTATTTACGATACTGCTCCTTTTGGGAGCCTCTCGTCTTTAAGTCCTTGCTTGACATGGCAGTACAGTTCTCCTGATGATGTGAGGGAGTGTGGTTCTACACCACGTGGGGGGCCGAGA